TGGGGTAATACAGTTGGAACAGATGTTGCCAAGACGGGTTTTGAGGCTACTGTCACCATGAATAGCTTTCTCAGCAGTGAGGATAGGCCGTCCACACCTCTTACAAGCTACTTGCATTAGTTTTATCATGACTTTTCCCTTTTTTTCCTGTTCTGCCTTTTTCGGGATTGAGGCGAGGAATGTTTGTGTGTTCTTTGCTGGTGATAAATGCTTCTTTGGATGATATACCACTTTGCAGTATGGGCAACGCTTTCCTTTTACTTCACCTTCGTATTTTATCTCATTTCTCCCTTTTTCTTTGGGTGGGTCTTTTCCCATCTCTATAACTACTATAACTTATATATCGGCTAAAGCGAGTAAAAAATTAAGTTTTTCTTGAAATTCTTTTTCAGAGAGAAAATGGAAGAAATCTGGGAGGAAGTCAAAAATAATTTCCTCAAAAAGAAAGCGGGATGCCTTATAATAGTTAAACAAAACTTTAGTTTTGTTTAAGAGTAAAAAGTATTGAATACTAAAAAGTGAATACTAAAAAAGGATTGAACTGTGGAGAGACAGATGATGGTGGAAGCTCGTAGACAAAGGAAATATAATCTCCTGTCCCATCCACCCATGCCTAAGCTAAGGAAGCGTACAAGCTCGTTCAGGAAGAAGAATGTGGTGTTGGCTGCCATAGCTAGAACAAGAGGATACTGGACGGAATTGGCAGAGGAATTTCCGTGTGGGATAAATACTATATACAGCCAGTTACACCAGCCTGGATGGGAGGATGTATTGGAGAGGTTCCGCCAACAGAAGGAAGTGGCTGTGGGAAGGATTAGGAAGCGGTTCTTTGACATAGCCGAATTCAGCGTGGATGCTAATGCCAGTAGATTGGCCGCACAGGAAATCCTACAGAAGCTGGACCCTGATTTCCAATCCAACAACAAAGTCACTATTGAGGGCGGTCCTAACCCAATCAAGGTTCAACATGTGGTGCTAAACATCCCGGCTGAGATACTCCAGTACCCGGTAGAAACACGGATGGCTGTGTTGAAGTATATGGAGCAGAAGGAAAAAGAAATGGGCACCCCAAATGAATAAGGGAGCACAAGTTATTACTAAAGATGAATTAGAGCGTTCCATTTGTCGGGATAGCTTCTTTTGCTTCCTCAAACGGTTCTGGAGCATTGTTGTTCCAGAGGCTCCGGTGTGGAACTGGCACATCGAGTTTATCTGTAATGAAATGCAGAAGCTGGCTGAAAGGGTTTTCAAGGGCTTGCCTAAAGAGTATGACCTGTTGATAAACGTTCCTCCCGGCTCCACCAAGTCCACAATCTGTTCCATTATGTTTCCAGCTTGGGTATGGATACGGATGTCTACTATCAGAGTGATATGTAGTTCATACTCTTACCCACTTGCCTTGGAATTATCCCGCAGGTCCCGTGATGTGGTACAATCAGAAAAGTATATGAAGCTGTTTGGAGGTTTGGAACTGCGTGAAGACCAAAACACAAAAGGGTATTATGCCAATAAGGATGGGGGCTACAGATTTTCTACTTCCACGGGAGGTTCAGTGACAGGTTTCCACGGCCATTTCCTGATTGTGGACGACCCTTTGAACCCGGAAGAAGCTGTGAGTGAGACAGAGTTGAGAAAAGCTAATGATTGGATAGGCCGGACCCTGTCTACAAGAAAAGTTGACAAGGCTCTTACTCCTACAATATTGATAATGCAAAGGCTCCATGAAAATGACCCTTCAAATCTTATGATGGAAAGTGTGGGGAAACCGGGTGTAAAAATACGTCACATCAATCTTCCAGCTGAGATAAATGAAGATAATGAAAAGGAAGTGCGTCCACGGAGTTTAAAAAGAAAATATATCCATGGGCTTCTTGACCCTGTTAGGATGAGCCGGGAGATTTTAGATGAGGCTCAATCCAAACTTCTGGAATATGGATATGCTGGGCAATTCCTACAGAGGCCTGTTCCCTTGAGTGGTGGTATGTTCAAGATTGACAAGATACATATTGGTCTTCCTCCTTCCCACTGGCAACGACTGGTAAGGTTCTGGGATAAAGCTGGAACTGAAGGTGGGGGGGCTTATACTGTTGGAGTGTTGATGGGATTGGATAAGGAAAATCATTTGTGGGTACTGGATGTCATCCGGGGGCAGTGGGACACAGGAATGCGGGAAACCCTAATCAAGCAGACAGCCCAGATAGATGGCACCAGAGTGGAAGTGGGAATTGAGCAGGAACCGGGAAGTGGTGGAAAGGAATCGGCACAGAACACTAGTAGGAACCTGCGTGGGTTTATTGTTACAATTATCAGACCTACTGGGGACAAGGTGCTCCGGGCCAAACCTTACTCTTCCCAAGTGAATAATGAGAATGTGTATTTGGCTTCGGGAGAGTGGAATAGGACATATATCAATGAACTTGCTTTGTTTCCGAATGGGCGATATAAAGACCAGGTAGATGCTAGTAGTGGAGCTTGTACTTTGTTGACAGGCCCACGTGGACGTATAGGTGTATGGTAACTACTGGTTCAAAAGGAGTATACAATGGTGGAGAGAGTGAATAAGATAGCTGTGTTGAGAAATGCTATGGAAGGAGAAGCGGAAGATAGGGCTGTGGTACGGGATATGGTAAGTAATGCTAGCCTGTTGCGTTCTAATCTGCTATCCAAGCTGATTGACTCCCGGAGAGATATTGATGATGAGTGTGGTTACCCCAAAAATATTACATCTGCCCAGTACAAGATGATGTTTGACCGGGAAGGGATTGCCAATAGGGTGGTGACAATCTATCCGGAAGAAACATGGGGCAGGGACCCTGAAGTGTTTGAAAATGAAAGCCCTGATGAGACGGAGTTTGAGGGGGCTTTCAAGAAGGTTGAAAAAGAATTTCAGCTGTGGAGTTATCTGGCTAAGATAGATGAAATCAGTGGGATAGGTCGGTTTGGTGTTCTGTTGTTAGGGATTGATGATGGGAAGGACCTGAAGGAGCCTGTGGAAGGGGTAGACAAGGTTGGGAAGAAGGTAGGAAATATCCAGCACAAACTCCTCTACTTGAGGGCGTTTGATGAAAGTCTGGTGACAGTGAAGGAAGTGGAAAAAGACCGCACTAACCCAAGATATAGCAAGCCCATTTCTTACTCAGTCACCTTTGATATTGAAACAGCTTCACAGGAACAGGTGGTTCACTGGAGCCGTATTATCCATATTGCTGACAACCGGCGATCCTCAGAAGTCTATGGTACGCCAAGGATGCAGGTGTTGTTCAACCGTTTGTATGACTTGAGGAAGATTGCTGGTGGTTCTGGTGAGATGTTTTGGAAAGGAGGCTTTCCCGGATATTCATTTGAGATGGCACCGGATGCCAAGCCTCTAACGACTGATGAACTGGATACTTTGAGAGAAACGGTGGCAGATTATGCCAATGGGCTTCAGAGATACTTAACCCTTCAAGGAGTTACCACTAAGAGCATACAGTCCCAAGTGGCGGACCCCAAGAGCCACATAGAAGTACAGCTGGAGATTATCGCCATTGCTATGGGTGTTCCTCAGCGTATATTCATGGGTTCGGAACAGGCCAAGTTAGCATCCATAACTGACTCAGCAACGTGGAACAAGCGCATCCACAGACGCCAGACCAAGTATGTCACTCCTTACATTATCCGTCCCATTGTGGACAGGCTGATAGCGTTTGGGGTGTTGCCGGAGGTAGCGGAGTATGATGTTGACTGGCCTGACCTTGAATCATCTTCAGACTTGGACAAGGCGGAAGTGCTGGCCAAGATGACAGAAGCCTTTGCTAAGTATGTCGCTGGGGGAGTGGACATGCTCATTCCTCCTGAGCAATTCCTGATAATGTTTGCAGGGTTGACAACAGAGCAGGTGAAGGAAATAAACAAAGCGGCGGTGGAATATCAGGATGAGGTAGAGGAAAGGGAAGTGGAACAGCAAAAGGAAATACAGAAGATGCAACCGGCTCCGGCTCCGAGGCAGAACCCTAAAGAGAAGCCGGGTCAGCCAGCCCCTATACCTAAGCCACGGCCAAAAGTAATTAAGGGGGAGTAAGGTTTGAATCTATTAAGGTTAGACCCCACCAGAACAACCTTGTTGCGCAAAAGTTACATGAAGGAAATGCGCAGACGGTTCTTGTCCCTGCTGAAAAAGGTAGTGGAAGCTATAGGTGAGTTGGATGCATTAGGACTGGAGGATAGTCAGCCAATAGCTTTCAACCAAGCCGTTCTCAATCAAATGCCCTCCAAACAGGCATGGAGGTTCCTGACAGATGCTCAAAAGCTGGATGCTTTCAATGTCTGGTTTGATGAGATGGTGGAAGCCGAGATTTTACAAGTTGACTACAAGGGTGAGCCATGGATGGCTAAGTATGTTTATTCTGCGTATAAAAAAGGGAGCCTCCGGGCGTACATTGATTCACACAAGAAACAGATGCTGGAAAAGATGGATTTTTATCAGGGAAAACGGGCACA